CTATGCAAATCTTCCGTAAGGTGTAGCGTTGATGCCTTTATTGTTTAACATTCCACATTTCATCCAACGACGTTCTCCCGACGATGCCGAAAGCCATGATACCCATACGAATCCTTCGCGCTTTACATATCCGTCGTAATGTACTGACATACCTCGTTCATATACAAAACCTGTATCGACCGCTTTATCACTTGGCGCTTTCATAATTTTAAGCGTTCTATCCATGTAGAATGTAGCGCTTTCTTTGTGGAAATCTGACGGAATACAATTTAATACAGTTTGAACCGCTTGTGCTTGAGTTCCACTATTAGGAATGTGAGGGTCTGAATCGATTGCACTGTCATTTGTCCATCCAATCGCTACGCCTTTTCTATCGACACGATACGGATATTTAGCACCTTTGATTACACGTCCGATTGTTCCACTCCAATCTCCTTTTAAAATTCTAGATGTACCGTTACAATTTGTACTTAATGTATTTGTGCAAATTGGCAAGCCTACCGAATATTTTTCACCGCTTGGCGCACTAGGTTGTGTTGGTGCTACTGTTTGACCGTCTAATCGAGCGTTAACTTCTTTAGCTAATTGGTTCATTCTATCGTGTAGGAAGGGACCTGGGCAACTTGTACTTGCAAACATTCTATGTTCTGTCAAACTTCCGTTTGCGTTTCCTGTGTAATTTAATCTAAATCCGTATCTCTTACAAATATCAACACATAGATTTACCAATGCATTCCATGCTTTAGTTGAGATTGTCCAATTAGGTGCACACGTTTCATTTGCGACTTCAATTGTAATAGCTTGGCAATCATTGTAGTATTTGCTCGATGTCCACGCTCTATTTTCTTCATCGACATTACATACAATCGTACCATCTGAACCAATACAGTAGTTTGCGCTTGCCATTCGTCCTTCAACTTGGAAAGATTGAGCACATCTTTCGGCACTCCACTGACACGCCATGTGGTGAGGCGTAATTTTACAAACTTTGTAACCGCCACGTCCACGCATATAGTTGTTAGGACTTGCGACAATGTACTTATTAGTTAGTCTTGAGTATGACATTCTTCATCTTCCCCCTTTTCTAATCCATTGCTCAATTCTTCTTGAGCTTCTTCATTTAATTGTTCATAAGCTAATTCATCCATATTAAATAGCTCCTTTCTATATATAAAAAAGGCACTGTGTAGTGCCTTAATTTTTATCTACCAAGTATTCTTGGATTTCTTTACGTGTTTCTTTTAAATTCTCTTTGTCACCTTCGGAAAGTAAACCGTCAAGAATTGCAATATTGGCTTTAAGCATTAAATTACCTCTTTGCTTGTCTGCTTCTAGCTTTTCGTTGTGTTCTGCTAAAGTTTGAGTATGCTCATCAATTTTCTTGTTTACTTCGCCTTGTAATTTAACGAAAACTTCAATTGCTTTCAATCGTTCGTTGTCATTGTTTAATAACTGACCGTGACGATTCACTGTTTCTTTCAAATCATCACTTGGCTTTTTAATTTCTTTAACAATTTTCACAACGCCCCAAATCGATGTAATAATTCCACAAATCCAAAGTATCTGTTGGCTTGTAATTGTAAATTCCATACAAGTAGCCTACTTTATTTTTCGTCTGTTTTGCCTTCCACAAATCGCGTAAACGCTTGATGCATTCCTGTACTAGCCAAACCCATTAAAGCGCCGTAAACGGCACTCTCAACACTCAAACCGCTAACGGCTAGATTTAATACCATTCCGATAAAAGCTAATACGGTAGGAATGTATTTATTCGGGAAACTTTCAAACGATGTTTTTAAAATATATCCAACAATTAAACACGCAATCAATACAACTAATACGAAATATTTTGTTAACTCTGTAAAATCAATCATTTTGTTCTCCTTCGCTTAATAGCTTTTCTACTTCTTTTCTTAATTGCTTTGGAACTTGTTCCAAAGTCTTTAAACCTTTTCTAATTAAACTTGCGTAAATTTTAGCCATAATTAACCTTGCCTTTCATATACATCACACAATGCTAATTGAATTTCTGTGATTTCTGATTCTAATGATTTATTTTTATCCGACAACAATTCAATAAATTCATCTTTATCATATTCAATCATATTAAATTCAAATAGGTTAATATCACCATTTTCCGAGCTTTCTACAACTTCTTTTATATCTGTATATACAAATACTTTAGTTTCTGTGAATTCTCGTTCTGACGGCTTTACGGCACTTCTCTACAATCCGTAATCTTTCATGTTATGCACACCTTTCTCTTAATTACATTCGTGTAATACGAATCACAAGCATTTTCTAAAGGTAAGATATATTTTCGATACAAATTAAAGCTATCGCACCATTTAAGCCAACCTTTATATGAATTGATTTGACACCACTCATGATAATTAATCATATTGACTTCGTTAACTTTTTTGTGAATTGGTATCAGTGCTCTTTTCATTCTTTTTAAAGTTGATTTCCTTAATAGCGTGTAGTCTCCAAAAAATCTATATCCTAGAAAGTCGACACCTCTAACAAATGTGGGGAATATTTGCCAATTGCCTTTCATTTCTAGCTTTAGATTTTCTCTAAAATATTTATCGATTTCAATTCTTAAAAGATATAATTCTTCTTTTGTTTCTGCGAAAATTACAATATCATCCATATATCTATGGTAAAAATCGACGTGCTTTTCTTCTTTAATCCAATGGTCAAAACTAGATAAATAAAAATTGCCACTGAATTGTGACAAATAGTTACCGATTGGAATTCCTGTATCTCCTTCGGTTGAGTCGATGATTTCATCTAGCAACCAAAGTAATTCTTTATCTTTGAAAATGCTTCTATATTTAGATTTAAGAATGTCGTGATTAATTGATGGATAATATTTTCTAGCATCGATTTTTAAGCAATATTTACATTTTTCTTTGTTGTTTTGTATATCTTTTTGCATTTTCTTATATCCGTAATGTATTCCTCTGTTTGGAATAGCCGAATAAGTATTGCTAGTTAGATTCTTTAAGATGTAATCACCTATTACTTGTAAAATTGCCCATTGACAAATTCTGTCGGGGAAATATGGCAATCTGTAAATTTCTCTATCTTTTCCACTGTCACGTTTTATAAATGTAGTGTATTTAGATGTGTGATATGTATGATTAATCAACTGCTTTTGCAATTTATTCAAATAGTAATCTAAATTTGCATCCACACGTTTAACTTCTTCATACCATCCTTTTCCACGTCTAGCATTCTTGTGTGCCAGTCTTAAATTTTCCATATCATAAATTTTGCTATAAATATTTCCTATTCTCTTCATTCTCAATCCTTCTAAAAACGTATGCAATTTTTGCGAACTTTCGAGCTAATACATAGCCTACTAATACACTTTTAAATTGTTGCCGTGTAGTACGGTCTTTTATGTTTTGGCAAGTGCCAAGGTCAATATCATTCAGTTATATTAAAACCGAACCGTTTGATGATTCGGTTTTAAACAAAAATTAATTTTTCAAGCACATTACAAGTGACCACTGATATTACGATTCCGATTACTGACACTGTTATTCAGATTCCAATAGAAAGCTCCCGAATTACTGCCATTATTCCAATTCCCACCTAATTGGGTGATTGATTTAATTTTTGCAAATCAGTAAATCACGATGATATTAACCTATGTATATTATAACATATACTTAAATAATCTATGACATAGTGGGGATATACGACAAGCGACCACCGATATCACGATACCGACCACCGACACCGCTATTCAGAATCCAATAGAAAGCCCCCGAACTACCGCCATAATCCCAATACCCACCCAACCGGGCGATACGATAACCATTTAGGTTTTCTGTAACCCATGTGTAATCGCCAACGGGTAGAGCACTATTGCCATTGCATTCAGATGCTAGGAACAACCAATCGTATTCTTCGCTATATCCCATCGCGGAAATAAAACCGCCTTTAGGAGTTAATGTAAATCCGCACGGTTTATAGTTGCCTGTATTCTTTCCTTCGGCATATGTAAAATCATCGCAAATATACGCCATTCCACCATCCATTTTTCCGTTTCCATAGATATTCATTCCGCTTGCAAACTTCCAAATAGAACCATAGAAGTTTTCAACTCCACGATATGAAATAGCAACTTTACCATTTGCGGTTTGGGATGTTCCTGTGTAGTCTTTGGTTGCATTTGCCATTCCTGTATTGTTGCCTAGTGATGATGTTGAACCTGTATAAGATGCACATGAGTACGAACCGTTATCGGGAATACTTGTGACACCTTGTCCAATTGCACTTTGTACATCCATAGTCCCTAATTCAATCATCATTAGTAATTGTTCCATTGATGCCATTTTGATATTCAACTGATGCCAACCATCGCCACGATTCTTTGCCAATTGTTCCGTTTTTGGTCTAGTCAAATCTTGTGATAATCCCGATGTTGGACGGACACTCGCAATTGAACATAATTTATCTGTGCTAAAATCCGCAACTTGTTCATCGTTTGCTAGATATTCACTAGCCGATGTATCGTATAACGAACCTTCAAAAGCCGATAGTAATACATAATCCGTTTCTTTTCCGTTTTTATCAAAGAAAACGGGATGCACTTTAAAATTTGGCTTCGGTACATCTGATACGTAATAGTTGGCTTTACGCATATGGTAGCCTTTTTTTGTTGTCGAGATTTGCTCTGTTTCAACGGGCACAACGTTGTAATAGAATTTAGGTTGATAAACCATTACTTGCCCATTTGAACCGTCCTCTTTATATCCGCTATCACCATAATACGCTTTGATTGTTCCATCGTCCGCCACGTTACAACGTCTACGTCCACCATACATTTTAAACTTATTGAAATCCGAGCCTTTGTTTAGTCCGACCGCTCCGCACAATCGCTTGAATGTACGGTTTTTATAATCAACCTGTAATCCAACAACTTGTGTATCGACCAATCCTAAATAATCTTTAACATCTGAAATTCCATTCAAAATTTGATTAGCTTTTTCTGATGTTACTTGATTCAAATATCCTTGAGCTTTTGTGTTCTCTGATTTAAGAGAATTCAATGTACTTGTTGCCGTTGTGTTCGATGAGTCTAAGTTATTTTTGTTCGTTTTTGCCGATTCAATAGATTTATCTAATTCTGTTTTAGAATTATTTCCACTCGTTACCGATTTATCTAGATTAGATTTAGATGTGTTGGCAGTTGATATTGATGTATCTAACGCTTTTTTTGCACTTGTGGCATCTGTTATTGAACTGTCCAAGTCTTTCTTAGCCTGTGTAGCTTTAGAAGTGGATGTATCAAGGTTTGTTTTCGTTGTCGATGCCGTATTAGTTGCACTTTTAATACTCTCTAGTGTTGCTTTTGAATTATCTAAATCTGTTTTTAGTCCTTTTAATTCTGCTTTGATTGTTTCGTAAGACTCATTATCGTCATTTACTTTTTTGATTGCTCTGATAATCGATTCACGAACTTCTTCTCCGTAAACCGCATTTTTAATTTGATTTATCTCATTTTGAATATTTGGCATTTACTATTCACCGCCTTTTAATGATTGCAATTCTTTTTCGTAATCTTCTTTAATTCCTTCCATATATTTATTAAAGTCGATTGTTCTTTCGTTGTTTGCACCACTTTGAATTTGCACTAGAACATCCGCCAAAATCCCTTCTAATACGAAATATGGTAATCCGCATTCTTTTTGAACTGCTAACACATTCTCTAGAATCGCTTGTTTTGCGTTAAACATTTCCAAGCTTATTGGTAGTGGTCTATCTTCTTTAATTTCAACCTTCATTCGTAAACTCCTTTCCATCCTCTTCTATATATACAATAGGCTTTATTGTAATATCATCTTCATTTATTTCTGCCATTTCGGGCATTATATACTTAACATCATCACCGTTCATATCGATTCTCCTTTACTATGTTATTCGAAACACTTTAGCATCAACCATTAACCCGTGTTTGAATCTAAGATAACATGGTGTGGTTGGAAAATTACCTTTGTTGTTTGTTACACTCGTGCATTGATAGAAATTGAATGTCAAATTTTTGCCTATATCATCGCCAATTTTAAATATAGGATTTTTTAGGTAATGGTTTCGCATATCTAGCGTTACTGTGCTATATAGCGCATCTTCTTCATGGTTTTCAAAACCTCTCCCTTTTCCAACATACGCTAATTTTATGGTATATTCATTTACATCATCATTAACATCTTTTGATGCCCAAGCCATGTATGAACCGCTATAATTTAAATCGAAAACAATTCCTTTAACACTTTCATTTCCTATAATGTTATTTGTTCCAATCATACCTAAACGCGAACCATCTTTGTATAAGGTTATTCCTCTTTTATAGAAGCTAGCTAACAATGTATCATCTGTATTAGTTGATGATTCATACACTTTCATTTCTCCATCGATAAATTTGATGTAATCACTGCATGAATTCCATGCAAATTGAATATCCGTTGCACTTTGTTTTAGCTTTGTTGACCACTCATCGTTTCCTACTTTTTTTGATACAGACGCTACGATTTCATCTGTTTTTACTTCAAAATCCGCACTCGTAACATAACTTTTTAATTGGCTATTTGTGTATCCATTAGCGCTCGATAACGATGAGTTAGCGCACGCCATAGCATACTCCTGTGCATTTAAAGAAATTTTATTTGTCGCAACTTCAAAATTTGTACTTGTAACATAATCAACTAATTTACTATTAGTGTAGTCTTTTGCGTTTTTTTCTGCATCTGTCGCTTTGTCGTCTGTATACGATTTAGCATTCGCTAATGCTTCATTCGCTACTTGTGTCGCTTTCTCAGATGCGCTAATAATTACTTTTTCTGCACTGTTTTCAATTTTTGTTTGCGTTTCCACGCTTGTCCAATAGCTTTTTAGCTTTTCATCTGTCTTTTGGTTGGCGTTTGATTCTGCATTACTAGCTTGTGTATTGGCGTAATCTTTCGTTTCTGTGATTTGACCGTCCGTGTATTCCTTTGCACCTGTTACTTTTTCATCTGCGTATTTTTTTGAATCATCTAGTGATACAGTTATTTTTTTCTCAACACTTTGTTTGTAATTGATACTTAATTTAGATGCATCAATTGAATTGGCAACAATACGCTCGCCAATAATTTGACCGTCCATTGTGATAGCCGTATCGTATGCACCATCATATCCGTTACTAGAATGTGCTAAACCGCCTAAATTCCATCTCCATAGATTCTTTGCCGTCTTAACGTCGTCCGTATCCATGATTAATTGTTCGTTAGCCGTTGTTACAACATGACCGTGTGTTGCATCATGAATAATTTGTGTAGCGTTTTTACGCGCTTCATCTAAAATTTCCGATTTATTTGGAATTGCATTTAGCTTATTTTTAACATCCGTGTTTTCTTTTCGTGTTGTATCTGTTAACGATTCTCTTACTTTAGCTCCAAACGTAAACACTTCGTCACTAGGTTTATTTAAAGGAATTGTACGTTTTGTAACCAAAAAGAATTTATCAAGGTTATGTGGTTTAGATACAACTCTTACCGAATCCAAAACTCTAATTGCATCTGTATTTACATCTAAATTGTGTAAATCGATAGCTTTAATTTCTAATGTTTGTGGTTCGTATTGAACCTCTTTTAAGTATTTTTCGCCTTTCGATTTCAAAATACTAGGTACGTTTACATCATCCCACTTAACAACTTTTTCAATCCATCCGTACTTATTAACGGCATCTTGATTAACTATGTAATTCTTTCCATCATTAACACTTGTAATGTCTAAATATGCATCTAAAGCGGTGATAGGCGATTCATTTTGTCTAGCACCTAAAGGAATTAATACCGTGCAAATATCTGACGTATCGTAATCTTTTGTAAAATCCATTAGGTTTTCGCCGAATTGTATAATCTGATTAGAAACCTTTGCGTAATCTTCTATATAGTCAATATATCGCTTTCCGTTTTCTTTTCTGACTTTTATGTGTCCGCCTAATTTCTTAATCAACTTTTCATTAATACATTCAAGTGTAGTTTCGTAATTCGTGTATCTGTAAAGTGAATCGTTATTGTCTTTTACTGTAACCGCACCAACATAGAACTTTCTTTTATCATTGACTTTTGAATTGTGTACATTCAATAACGCTTCTAGAAACCCACGTACCGTCATATCGTGATATTCTGCCATTGGTTGAGTTGTGTTTTTTAAATACGATAATTCACCTGTACAATAAAATGTTCTTCTTTTGTAGAAATCCTCTGTGTGTTCGGTTGGAATACCACTGAATATTTCTTCGCCGTCTTGTTTTACAACGATATTCGAAACCAAATCAATAACATCATCATAGTATGGATGTGTCGGCAATATAGTAAATTGAAAAGAACCTGTATTTGATTCTTCCAAAGTTAATTTTGGCGAGCCTAACACAAGTTCTTCATTTCGTAAATCATAAATAGGTTTTTCATCGCAATATACTGTGTACATTATAATGAACCCCCTCTATACATAATATTGACTTTGCCATTACCTTTAAAAGTAACAACATTGTCGCCTTCTTCTAATCTAAAGTCGAAAACTTTATTTTCTCCTTTTTTTAATTGGACTGTAACTCCATCTAGTGTAGCGCTCATAGCATCCGAACACGTAATTGTTGGTGACACAACTTTTCGCCTGTTTATAAGGTTTATTGTTGCCGTTCCATTTACTGTTAATTCTGATGTGTGGATAATTCCATCAACAAATGAGAATGTATCCCATATCCAAGGTTCACCCGTTGCGACAACTTCCATTTTATATGGTTGCGCATCCACATCTATTGTAATTTCTCCAAGCGCTTTGTTAGTTTTGAATTTATTAATCGTTACATTTCCTTCGTAATAAAATGTTTTATCCTCGTCTAAAACAACGTGATAATTTCTACCGTGTAAATAATTAGAAATTTTAGAAATGATATTAGGAAAATCAAATTTACTTCCAATTGCTTGAAATGTAAATGATAGTTTTCTGTTTTTGTATTTAACGTCGTTTGTTAAAACAGTAGAAAGGTCGATGCACCCGTCACGACCTTCTATCTCTACTGTTTCACGTTTGACATCGGGAAATCCTATATCTTTTTCTTTTAGATACACGTTGAAATCATCGTATGAGTGCTTATTTCCAAATTTTACGCCAAACATGACTAACTATCCTTTCTTTTTTTGATTATGCCTAATTGTTTATCCATTTCTTCCGCCGTTTCCGCGACTAACATTCCTGTGTCAAGCAATAATTTTATATTACTGAACTTAGGGAAATATTCGCCTAGAATTTCGAATAATTTATCAAAACATTCATACAACACTTGAACAACTCCATTGTTTTCAGTTGATACCGCTTGTTGAATATCTTTCATCAAATTATTCTTTCCGTACATCATTTCATCGCCTGCTTCGCCCGCACCTTTTAAGTTTCCTGTTACGGAATCCATTCCAAATAGTGTAGGTCTAGTAAACATGTAAGGTTCATCCATCGCTTTCTTATACCAACTGATTCCGAAATGTGGGACACTTGGTGGCTTTAGACTAAATCTTCCACGAATTGAAATGTGTGGTAACGCTAAATGTGGCAATCTCCACGAGAAATTAAATGCGCTTCGAATTCTGCTAATACATCCGCTAACAACTGATACTGCGGTAGATATAGGATTGGTGATTGCGGTTTTAATACCGTTCCAAACACTTGATACAGTACCTCTTAATGAACTGAATGCATTTGTAACGTTACCTCTAATTCCGTTAACAACGCTTGAAATAATATTCCTAATACCATTCCATATTGAACTTGTACCTGTGCTTAAATTCGTGAATATTGACGATACACTGATGTATACCGATGTAATAATGCTCACAACTGTATTTTTAATAGCTTGTACAACGCTTGAAATAGAGCTTTTAATTCCATTCCAAATAATAGATGCTAGATTTTTGATAGCGTTGAATATTCCATCAATTCCACCTTGCATGGATGTAAATGTTGCTTTAATAACGTTCCAAATTCCTACGGCAATATCTTTTAGAAATTGTGCCATACTTTGGAAAATGTTAACCGCTCCATTTTTGGCGTTTGATATAGAGTTTTTAATAATATTCTCTATGTCCGTGAAAATCTGACTAACTGATGATTTAAGGCTTCCGCATAAATTGGCGATTCCATTTAAAATACCATCAATTAACGATTTACCTAAATTCCACCAATTCACTGCATTCCATACATCGAAAATCGCTTTAATGATTTGTGGAATGTTTGCAATTAATGTTGGTATAGCTTGAATCAAACCTTTGCCTAATTCAATAATGATTTCAATTCCTTTTAAGAAAATTGTACTTGCACTATTACTAAATGCATTAGCTAGATTTGATATGATTGTCGGTACTTTTTCAATTAGTGTAGGTATCGCATCTGCGAGTCCTTTTGCTAACGAAACCAATAAATCCATACCCATCGAAACTAACTGCGGTGCATATTCCAATATCGCTTGTGAAAATTTCAAAAGCATATCTAAAGCACTGCTTATGATACTAGGTAAGTTTTGTTCGATTCCTTTGCACAAATTAGAAACCATTTGCTTGGCGGATTCCATAAACTTAGGTGCTCCGCTTGTAAATGCATTTACAATCATTGTAAATATAGTCTTAACCGCTCCAAAAAGGCTTGTGGCAAGACTTGGCAACGCTTGAGCAATACCGCTAATCAATTGTCCTACTGCGCCTAAAAGTGACGGTAATAAATTGATGATTGTATTCAATAATTGTGGAATTATTAACGTCATCACTAGCGGTATTGTTTCAAAAGCTTGTTTAATTCTAGGAAATACATTATCAACCAAAGTATTAAATGACGTACCAAATTGATTTGCCAATTCTCTGATATCTTGTTTCCCATCTGACAATCCTATCATAAGGTTTTCCCATGATGCTTTCGTCATATTCATAGAACCTTGAATTGTGTGCATCGCTTCTTTTGCGGTTGTTCCTGTAATTCCTAGATTCTTTTGAATCGCGTGAATTGCATTGTATACATCCGCTAAATTATTGATGTCATATTTAATCCCTGTTAGCTTTTCTGCATCAGCTAGTAATCTCTCCATTTCGGATTTTGTACCACCATAGCCTAATTTCAAGTTGTCTAGCATCGTGTAATTTTGCTTTGAGAAACCTTGATACGCATTTTGTATCATTTCCATTGACGTACCCATTTTATTAGCGTTATCCGCCATATCAGTTACCGCCATATCCGCAACTTTACTTGCTTTGACTGTATCGCCTTGTAAGCCTTGCAATAATGATGCACTGAATGTTGTAACGGTTTCCATGTATTTGTTCGCGCTCATTCCTTGTTTTATATAAGCTTTGTGAGCATTTGACATTACATTGTTTTGAGCTTTGATAAGTTTTGCGTAATCTCCTTGAACGTCTGATACCGTTTTTCCAACACTCTTTGCATACTGTTTTATGCTCATTCCTTGAGCTCCGAAAAGTGTTTCAACACCACCAACTAATTGTTCATATTCACCGTATGCATTAACTGCAAAGCCTGTGATGGTTGAAATACCCGTCGCACAAAACGCTACACCTTTAGCGCACATTGACCCGACCTTTACAACAACACCACCTAATTTAGATAATGCACCATTTCCACGTTCGGTAGCACCTTCCGCATGTTGTGTTGCTTCGTCAATTTCTCGATTTGCTTGTTCTCGTCCTTCGACTTTCAATCTTAAAATTAAATCCGCTAAATTCATGATTCACCCCCTTTTCTATTGAGGTTTTAATTCATTCATAACGTCTAAGGCGCTTTGAATTGCTCCGTTAACGTCTATATTTATACTTTTATGTTCTTTTGGTCTGATAATCTCCTTAAATTCTCCGTAATCTTTATCAAACCCTTTGTAAAGCCATAATTTGTAATAACTTTCTTCTTGAATTTCATTTAGCAAATCTTGTATAAAATTAAACGATTGATTATTCACAATCAATTCGTCAAAAAGCAAAAAAGGACTTGCATATCGTTTAAATAGCAAGTCCATAAATTTGTTTATTCCGACTTGAGCGATTGTGAAACTTGTGAGAAAAAATCTGAGAAATCATCCTTTTGAAATTTAATATAATCTTGCATGAATTTAATAAATTCGGTAGCCTTCATTTCTTCGATTTGCTCTTTAGTTAGATTAGATGTGCTTTCCAAAAATTGATAAATTTCTTTCTCACAATCACCGAGATGATTCACCACTAATTCAATAATCGGCGCAACTAACTGATACCCCAATTTATCAGTGTCGATGTGTCCTTTTTTGTCTGTAATTTGTGCTAACTCGATATTATTGGTAATATCCTTTACTTCGTCGATTCCGAAAGCTTTGATTAGCTTTACTGCGGAAAAAATATCCTTTGTTTTAAATGTTTTGATTTTGTAAACGCTCATGTCTTATACCTCTTTTCTCTGTTTCTATACTTGACTTACTGTTTTTTTATAAATGTGCCATGGCAATGTTGTTAAATCTTTTGCACCTAAATCCGCAACACATTCAAATGTCGCTTCTACTGTTGTTTGTTCTTTGTTTTTGGTATCAAAAGATAAACCGCTTGTACAAATTGCATAGTCAAATTTAATAATGATAGGTTGTCCATCGATTGTGTATCCGATAAATCCTAGATTTTCGATATAATCTCCTTCGTCAATCTGTGACTTTGATACAATTTCGTCAAATCCTGTAACTGTTGAATCTTTTTTCTTTACTCCTGTTGAAACCATAGCTAAGTTTTCCGATGTGATTTCTGCAAGATTTGTTGTAAGTGTAGCAGTTTCGCCCGTTTTAACTGTTAAGCCTTTTGTTTTGACTAAAATTCCATCGATTTCTAAATCTTTTTGTTCGGGTTTGATTTCGACTTTAGAGCCACCATTTGTTGCTCCAAAAACTCCATCATACGTCCATTTATCGGTTGTATACTTTAATCCATAACATACAACACCGCTTCCAAGCATGATATTACTTGCGGTTTTATCTGTAACGCTATGTGTTTTTCCAATCTCGATTGGTGTATTCGCCATATTTTACACGCTCCATTCTTTTATTGTTATTGTGATTTCCATTCGCTTAATTTGTTCATCTTGCGACGGTATCATTTGCATACGCTCATAAAAAAAAGCGACACTATGTCCACTTTCCAATATTTCTGTATGATTCTTTGTAATTTTTCTTATGATTTCCAAATCTTTTATTAATCTTGAATATGTGCCTTTGTTCGTTCCTGTTAATGTAAACGAATATTCATGGTAGCCTTGTTCTTCCGAACTATCTACCTCTTGAAAATCACCTTCCCAAAATGGAAAAGCGACAATATCATTCACTAAATCCAAAGTGTAATTAATTCCATTGCTCGTTAATAACCTATCTAATGCACCTAGAAAATTCATTTCAAATACTCCTTCAAAATATCTTGCATATGTGCTTCTAATTCTTTTTTCATTCCAAAAGCGGTATTTTTCAAGCCGTGAGGGTTTTTCTTTTTACCTTTGGTTGTTCTCCAACCTTGTCTACCTTTTTTTCCTTTGTACTCGTATTTCCATGGCGTTTGTCTACCACCGTTTGTGTAAATACCTGTACCGAATTCTTCCCACGTGGCATTTTCTAAAGGTGAGCCAATAGTGCATGTATCGCCCTCTGTTTTGTGATACCAACTGTTTTTTAAATCACTATTATCAACTCTAGTGTTTGATTTTACTTGTGATTCGATTTCACCACCACATTCTTCTAATCCGTTTTGTATCGCCTGTTCAATCGCTTGCTTAACCGCACTTGAATTATCAATAAAGAATCTAGACATTTTGCACACCCCCGATATATTTTAAGTAAATTTCTAAATGATAGTTTAAATTCATAGGATTATCGATATATGTAATTTCATACACTTTGCCATCAATTACCATGCGTGAGTTTTCTTCGCTTATATCTAAGCTTTGATATTCACAAATAAACACATGTGTTGATTCCACAATTTTCGCATTGTAATTATATTGAGCGTTACCGCTCTGCATATCCAAGAAACCTTTTATTTTTTTAAAATCAACGTAACTTTGTTCTTTTTCTCCGTACTCGTTTTTCTTTGTAAATAGCTTTTGGATAGTTGCGATTGTGTTTCCGTCAATTCCAATCATATTTATCTCCATTCGATATACGGATTCAAGAACGTTAATAGCTCGTTAGGATATCCCATCGATGTATTACTATCGTTACGTTGTATATAGCTTACTGAGTGCCTTGAAATGGATTCGCTCGCAACTCCTTGCTTCATGTTTGGCTTTACATTTATATCGTAATTTAAAAGCTCCACACAACCTTCTACAATATCGCTAGGATAATCAATTTTAATAACACTCATAATTGCATCATTTACGATTAATTGCTTATCTAAAATCATCGAGTTCTTTTGAACGGATTTAATCGTGTATAATCCATTATTCACGCCACCATTATAAATTTCTACTGTATCACCGATACTAAATCCAACGAACACATCTTTATATGGTACTAATGTATCACCGTTGAATGTAAACCTTGATTTAATTGGTTTTAAGTAGAATCCATTTCTAGTGTAGGCTCTAATTTTCTGTTCAATTGAATCTAATCGTCTTTGCAATACTATTTCGTTAACTTTTGAGAAATCATAATCTGAAAATTCATTCAATAAATCTTTTACATCAATAATCATACGTTCACCCCTTCTTTATAAAAGGGAAAAAGCCTTAATTAAATAAGGCTTAAACACTTTTAGCTAGTAATGTTTTAGCAATTAGAATTTTCTTTTCGTTTGTAACTGCCATGACATAAATTTTATCGCCTGTTACTTCTGTTTGGCGGAACTTAGATTGTCGTTCTGTTTCAACGTTTGTATCACGTTTCAAGAAACAAGTTAACGCTTCTGTATCGTCCTCTGTTTCGCTATCTCCATTTAATTTAACAATAGGGTTTGCATAGTACTTAGCAGTAACGGCTTTTACTTTGTCGCCGACTTTTACGTTAGGGAATGTTTTCCCTTCGTATGTTTTTAGATTTTCACTTGTTACCTCTGTACCGCTTACATCGTGTACATATTCTACTAACATAACCTTTTTAGATGGAATGATACGAGTATTTGCAATTGTTCCAATTTCACCATCAACCGTTACTTGACCTTGATATTTATCTTTTGAAATAAAGTTAGGGTCTAAACGTAATTGTGTAACTTGATGAGGGTGTACCCACATTACTTTGTCTGTGTTTTCTTCTTCATTAAATACATCAATAGCATTTACTAATGTTTCATAGCTTAATACATCTGTTGATGTAAAGAATGTTTTTGTGCCATACAATTCTTCTAAAACATCACTATCTAACTTTTGTGTGATAGATGTTGCTAATTGCGATGTTAATGTGCCTTGAGGGTTTCCGTAACCACTTAACACTGCTTCATCTGTAATGATTCCACCAATACCGATTTTCTTTACTGTGTGTTGTTCTGAACTTACTGATAATTGACGAGTTGGAATTTCTTCACCTTCCGCTACATCAACTGCATCACCGATATATCCGTATTTTGGTACTGTGATAGTATCTCCGCTTTGTCCTTGTAAAGTAGTGTCTAATTTCACGTAAGGCATAAAGCGCACTTTATTTTCTACCTTTGCACTAATCATTTGTGCCATAACTTGAGGGTTAATCAAGTTTGCTAACTTTGTGACTAAATTTCCCATGTTTTTTTATTCTCCTTCTTCTCCGTTTGCTAATTTGTTGAATAATTCTTCATTTTTATGGAATAATTCATTTTTTTGGTTGTAATTCATCTTGTCGAATTGCTCTTTTGTGATTTTTACGTCCTTATCTCCATTGTTTGGCAAGTCGATTTTTTCGACGACTTTTTTAGCTCCGTTTTCAAAATGCGATGGATAGGCTTTTTTCAAATTGTCAATAATTTCATTAACATTTGATACTTCACCATTTTCTCCGTATTTAACGGCGTTTTCATCTTTTGAAAGTTTGAATAATAAGTAGTCAATATCTTCCGCTTTTGCTTTTCCACTTAATAAAGCAACTTTTAAATTGTTTTCACGTGTTAATTGTTCGTTATTCGCTTTTAGGTCGGAAATTTCCTGTTCATAATTTGTGATTTGTGTCTGCAATGCATCTTGACTTTGTGTTTGTGCTTTTAACGTATCAATTAATTTTAAAGCTTTTGCATATTCTGCTTTTTCTGCTTCGTATTCACCTTTCATTTTTGTGTAGCGTGTATCGATGTTTTCTTCTTTTGATAAAAAAATCTTGTTTTTCTTCATCTTTTCTAAGAATTCCGATACTTTTGAATCATCCGCTAAATACTCTTTTAATAAATTTTCTAACATCTGTTTACCTTCCTTTTTCCTTACGCTTTTTTACGTGTTTTCGCCCACGATGGTTAAAAAATGTAAATGGCTTTTATACGTGCGTGCTCACGTAGTTTTATGTCATTTCGGACATATAAAAAAGGCGATTTTAGCACCTTTAATACCTTTGATATATAAATGCTTATATAACGAATAAAAGCGCCTAGAATCGTTTTCTATGCGCTTATAATTGAATGCTATTTATCTTGTTCTGTTTTTGGCTTTCTTCCTCTTTTTGGTTTTTCTTCCTTTGGTTCTTCAACTGCTTCAACTTCTTCTTTTTGTTCTTCAACTTCTTCAGTTTCTTGTTCCGATTCAACAAAAGGCTCAACCTCTTGTCTTGTTTCGATTAGTTCGGCAACATTGTGTTGCATAATTTCAAGTGCTCTTGCATCTTCAAATTCAACAACATCACCTCTTTTGTAATACATTCCTGTATTTTTGTCTTGGCATAACTCTTTAAATCTTAACTTTTTCATTTCATTGCTCCTATCTTTTTTAATCTATTCTCAAAGTCTTTAAATGATTCATCTTTGTTGAATGATTCATTTAATTCTTTGTAATATTCCGCTCTTTCTTTTAATTTATCTAAATCCTTTTGACCTAGTGCCCACGTTGCGCGTTGCAACAATGCACATCTGCAATTACATACTTCACTTGCACTTCCGTTAGGGTCACACGGATACATCAAGCCATTAGAAAAAGGTTCATCAACATTTCTTATTTCTTGGTCTAACATTCTGTGACTCCATCTCGTTCTTCCATCTAGTGTAGCATCCCACTGTTTTGTTATCTTACATCCATTTGCTTGTGCTTCTTTTTGGCAATTAAAACTAGATGTGTTTAAAACCCTATGCCCTTCTGTTCGTGCAATCAAACTTGCTCGATTCCTTCCGATTGTACATCTATCATGTATGTGTTTTGCCACTTGCATACTTGACCAACCGTTAGCGATACCCCTTGATATTTCAAAATTGATTTCTTTTGCAAGTTTCTTTTTGTCTAGTCCTAGCTTTTTGTAAATTCCGCTTGTTAATTTCGTTTCTTTTACAATTGCCATTGCCATTTCATCTTGCCTAATAGGTAATATCAACGGGATACCTTGCTTTTCTAAATCATATAGAACACCATACCATCCGCATTCATAACACTTTTCTAAATAATCCATAATTGAATCATAATCATTGATTTTTATGAGCGCTTCTTCAATCTGTTTCAACAATGCTTTTTGGTATTTTATTTGCCAAATCTTAGATTGTATATCTGATTCTTTGGCTTTTTTCATTTCTGACATCAACCTTTTAATTTTGCGGTTTATGTCTGATTCCGCTTTTCTATACGCTTTCTTGATTTCCTTCAATACTTCTTCTTCGTCTTGTATATTACTTTGGATATATTCTTTCTGATACTTATTCATTCATCAATCCATCTAATTCCGAATAAGCTTGTTGTGTTTCTTCTTCAACACTTTTCGGTTTTGGTATTTTATCTCTAATTGAATTGTAATCGATATCCAAAGCCACACAAATTTCTTTTACGATTGTTTCATTGTCTAAAGTCTGTGCTAACGCTAGTAATGTATTAACTTTAATCTGTGTTGTCTGTGCATTGATTTGCTCAATCTGTGCATTGTCTTGAGCATTTGTCATGACCTCGCGTTTAAATTCAATCCATACATCGCTATAACTGAATTGTGCATCTTGTTGCTCGTTAATTTCATCAATAACCATTGTAATTACTGATTTCATCATTCTTTTTAACTGAGCTTCTAATTTCTTACACTTCATTTCTAACAATGCATATTTTGATTTTAAATTGTAATTCGTTGTGTTACCGTCACCGATTGTATTTGTATTCAATCCCATGCCGAAACGGTAGATGTTTTTCTCATCTTCTTCCATCTTTGCTACACGAGCTTGATACGGAACGTTTATCGTCTTGATATCTAAATCTCCACCTTCACCGACCGACACTTGCTTTTTAACTTTGATGCTTTGTGTTAATTCATCAAGGCTTTTGCCGTTGTAGCCTTTAACAACATAAATACCTTCGGCAACGTCTTGTAAATTGTTCGACAATCCACAAGCCATTAAATCGTAATCATCAATTAAATCTTTGATTACGTATAAATCTGACCTTCTACGTCTATTGTTATCCAATCTCACGAATGGAATACCTTTAAATGTTTGTTGATACGTTGCTTCGTCCTCTTTATAAACAACGTGTGGTCTTGGATTTAGTTTTTCGTCTGTATCTACCTTAATTGTGTTATCAATCATTTGATAGAAATAAACTTGCTCATCATCCCACACTTGAATCTTAGAAACAACTTTGTTGTTCTTTTCTGTTTTCCAATAGTAGTGGTAAATGATATGGTCTTTTTTATCACTTGCATATTTACTCGGGACTTCAACCACATTTAAGCCATCTGCAAATTTAAAATGACTTCTAAAATCATCGCCCATTTGTCTATATAGGAATGAATCACCCTCGATTTTTGCATATGTAATTAAATCATTGATTTCCATCATGAACTCATCATCAAAATACTTATTTAATTCTGTCTGCAATTTTGGATTGTCTGACTTCACAATGTAATCGTCACCGCTTAGCATATACTGTGCGCATTGGTCTACTAATTCGGTAAAGAAAGGATGTGAAATTTTAATGTTGCTTCTTTGCTCATCTTCCACAAATTCACCTTTAGCATCTGTATAGTAAATTTTATAATCTTTAATATCATGTCTACCTTCGTAATAATTTAAAGCTTTTACGCTTTCCGCTCTTTTCAACGATGAATTATTTTCATCAATGAATTGTTTGATTTCTGAAATTTTTAGCATCTTCTCACTTCCTTTCTAGAATAACCATTCTCGTTTTCCTTTGAATTTACGAATCATACAACTTGCCGAGTCGGGTGCATCGTCATGTTGCGCATTTTCTGTATAATCGAGAATTTCATTTATATAATCCGCATCTGTTTCTTCGAGCCATATAATATCGTTCCAATACTTTCGTAAATAGGTTGATATTTTAATAAATTTAGGCTTAACTAGCAATTTGGTGACTTTGCTATAATTCTGCGTTTTATCACTTATGCGAACAACCATTCGTTTTTCAAATCCTTTAAGCGAGTGATCTTATAGATGTTTTTCAATCTAAGTAGTACGTACTGTAGCTTTTCTGTGTTATCCATTCCTTGGGTTTCTCTTTGCATGACAAAAAGAGCGTTGTAGCGATTTATATATTTTGATGCTACCCCTTTATATTTTTGCAGTCTTTCTTCAATCAATTTGTGGAAACTGTTTACTGTATTTAAATGATTGAATTTATCATATGACTCATGACTGATTAACACTTTCTTAGTACAGTTCTTACTTTCTATAAGTTCGTTGTAACTGTTAGAACCATCTAGCATTACAAAAGATTTTGATTCAAGA